CAACAGACCGCAACCCCCCTCTCCCATACACGGCGTCATGTGACGCATACGTATCTGTCGTATCGGTGGGGGCTATAAAGCCTGTAACTCTTACTGAACCTACAATCTCTGCCATCTTAATTTACTTCAATGTCTAAAGCGCTACCTAGCTTATTCTTCGATCTATATACTCTGTAATCTGTCTCCACCCCGTTTGAATTCGTTACACTAACAACCCCGTAAGACCAACCGTTTTCTGTTTCTGAAAAGAATGCATCATCAGCCGCTGTCGCCATAACGATAACATTGTTGGTTGCCGCATCCTTAAACCCAGTAACTGCAGCAGGCGAACCAAAACCATCACCATCTGGCCAGCAAAGATATTTATATTGATTTTCTGCCGTATCAAAGTCGTAGGTTCCGTTTTCACTTGTCTTAAGGCTTGATGATCCCAATCCTTCTATGCCTGCTTCGTTTAGAGACTCCGATGCACTATTCCCCCAATAAGCTCTCCATCTGTACGATACTGTATAGGTTCTAGAAAAAAGACTATTTTGACTATTTGTAGCCTCCACTTTAAAGGTGAGGTTTCCAATAGTTGAATTGGCTATAGCGTCATGCGTTGCTGCGTATGGTGAATCATCTATGTTTAATCCAGTGGCTATAGTCCCTGTGGCTATACCGTAGTATGTAATGTCTACTGAACCTGGATTTATATTGCTTTCATTTGAAGCTGCAAATGTGTAAGTTCTGTTTGCGGGAATAGAAGACCCGACCTCCTGTATAGTGTCTGTGTTTACAGTAAAGCTAGAGAATGAAGGCTCTTGATATGGGTATAGTAATCCGTCGAACATTTCTTGTAGGCTCGTGGCATTGAAAGTAGATCCAGACGGCCAACCACCAACAGCATCTGGCATCTCGGTTGCATTAGTGTAAGAAAAATCGTCTACACCTATATAGATAGTGCCATCATCATTGTCAGTCACTGAGACGTTGTCATATCCGTCTGCTGGAGCGATGGTGATGTCACCGTCAAAGTCATTTACAGAACTTACTCCTGCACCACCTGTGCCGCCACTCCCAGGATCCCCTTTGGGTCCCTTGGAGCTTACTGTGACATTTATAGGGGATGCCTGACTGACCGAAACAAATTCAGTCTTAGGGCTTACCGTGACATTCACGGAAGGGGAATGGCTCACAGCCACCGTCGTGGCAAACGATGCAAAATCAGGCCTTACTGTAACGTTTAATGGTGATGGCTGACTTACCGCTACCGACGTAGCCAAAGCGGTAAGATTTACGGCATTACCGTCGTTTAGAACAACGCTTAGGTTGTACTGATTCGATGTCGTTACAGATATAGCCACCTCTTTTATTCTGTAAGGCTGACATCTGGGTTGATTTTAAACAATCCCTCTAGTATAGTGCGTACCTCATTGTCGTTCTCATACTGTATGTCGTATACATACACACCAGGAGTCAAGGTCTTCATTGTATCTGCAGTCGCTTTGAAATTTACTTTTCCTTCGGCTGCGCTCACGCTTGTTTCTATCTGACCCTTTGCAAGAATAGTTTCTTCGTACACAACAGGAAGTGTTGTTCCAGAGGCCCTTCCATTAGATACGCGCTTGCTCTTCACCTCCATAGAGAAAGTATATCTACTGAGATTTATAGCCTCTCCTTCAGAATCTGTCATAGTGATCGTCATATTAAACGAATCACCTCTCTTGCAGATGATGTCTAGCTTCTCTGCTATGTCTAGATTTGCTGTAGCCATTATTGTTGCTGTTCTTCTTGTTGTACCATCTGTGCTTCGAGCTGCTTATCCTGCCTTACGTCTTTGTTCTGCTCTTTCATGACCTCGATCTTCTCTTTGAAGTTCTGGTCGTCTTCGCGGAATCCGAGAGTAGCCTGAGCCTTAATCATCTCTATCTCTTTGCGCATCTCGTGCTTCGCCTGTTCGAGCTGCATGTCTAGCTGAGCCTTGAGCTGCATCTCTTGCTGGCGTATCTGCGCCTCCATCTGTATCTTCTGCTGCTCCCCCTGTGCAGCGGCCTCTGCAGCTTGTTGAGCTTGTTGTGCCTGCTGCTGTGAGTTCTGTGCCGCAGCCTCTTGCTGTTCTTTCATGCGGCGCTTGCGACGTATCATAAGTAGTCTCTCCGCTTGGTTCACGTCTTTCATACCCCGTACAGCCATCGCATCCTCTAGATCTATCTGACCTTGCTGTATAGCCATCTGTATGTTCTGTTCGAGATACTCTTTGTCTTTATCCTCCATCTCCTTCACTACTACGACACCGAAGTTGTACATAGGTAGGTTCTCGAATGAATTTAGCACAGACATGTTAGACTCACCTATCGCATTCTCGTACATCCTGTATAGGATAGAATCTTTGGGTACGATCTGAAGGCACTTGACGACATCCTGACACACTCGCTTGTACAGCATCATAGAAGCGTGCATGGTATCGTGGATTGCGTTATTCCCCTGCTGCAGAGCCATCTGCTGAACCCCCACCAGAGCCTCACCTTTCGGGGTAGTCCCATCCATCTGCTCGTTGATACCAGACGTATCTCTTATCAACTGCAGGTAATGGTTGTACAGCGATATCATCTCGTTGATGTTGCGTATCGCATTAGGTATCTGTTGGATCGGTGGTGCAGAAGGGGCTCCGTCTGGCGTCTTGCTTCTGTAGTAGAAAACACCTGTCTGCTCGTAGATGTCGTGAAGCTCAAGTGGCTGGAGCTCACCGCCTTTACCTAGCTGTACGTTCTCCAACCCCTCGATGTCGATGATCAACCCGTCTGGTTTCGCTTTGGCGACAGCTTGCTGTATCTTCAGGTGTGTGAGCTGCAGCATATCTGCAAAGCCAGTGCAGCTCTCTACCATAGACTTCGGTACCATCCTACGGATGTTCGAGGCAACCACAGAATAAGACATACGAGCCTTGGAGATGTCGTGGATATTCTTAGGGACATTCATCGCAGGCCCATACCCAATCATTTTGTCGGTGCCCACGACGAACTTGCCCCCGTATACCGTCTCAATCTCCATTTTGTGCGGTGTGCGTTCGAATACAGAGTTCTTACGCTCCTTGTAGTCAAACCCCTTCATGTAGAAGTTTGAGTTACCGAATCGGTTCTCTTTCTCTTCAAAGTATATACAGTCGACACCTATAAACTCGAAGTCGAGCACATCCACCATGAAGTTGTCGTACCCGTATTCTGTACGCTGCATCTTCTCGTCATACCGAGTCTTAGAGAAATCTGCAGAGTCGTTACCATACGAGTTCTTAACCTTCTGAGCAATCTCTTTGTAGTCCTCTTCTGTGAGGCTACCCCCAGAGATTCTCTTCAGCTCACCTATAGATATTCTCTTAAGGTGGCCTGCGTAGATAAGATCGGAAAAGTTAGGGTCTTCTGTGTAGCTGTGCACGAAGTCTATAGGGTCTACGTACTCTACCTTAATACCTTCACTAGGGTCGTTGCTTCTCTTCGTAACAGCCATACCAAGCGTCACCAAATCGTTGACGCAGCGTCTGTACGTAGTGTCGTTGAAGTCAGACCACTCCAGAGTCATGTTAGTCGCTATCTGAGCAGCAACCTCTGCATCGGTCTTGATATTCGTGTCGAGGAAGATTTCAGCCTCCTCCAGGCTTTCTGGCAAGGCCTCTGGGTCTATGTCCAGAACAAGTCCAGTAGACTCTTTGAGTTGCATCAAGGCGCCTCTATTCTCTACCTGAACCCTCACTCTATCCTTCATCTTGTTCTTTTCAGAAGAAGATAGAGGGTCTATAGACTCTAGGTTAGGGTATGGGTCCTTGGCCAGTATCTTGTTTACCACCACCCTTACGAACTTAGGTAGGATGGGTACTGGTGTGAAATCCAAGTTCAGCAAACTCCCATCCCCTTTGTTGGGGCTCAACGAATTGAGAAGTTGCTTGTATATAGATGTGTCTTGGTTACCGTTGGCGTAATCTCTGTTGCGCTCAAAAACCTTGTTTCTCTTACCTAAAAGCGATGTCGAGTCGCTCTGCTTGCCCCACTGAGAGTATATAGCGCGGGCGAACTGCAGCCCATACTTATCCGAAGATTTAGTCTCACGGTCGGCTAGAGGATCTGGAAAGGTCCCCTTTTTTGTTATGTCGCCTGATGTATACATTTTTGCAAATATAATAAATCATCCGATCGTCTTGTATCGCCTGAAGAACACCTTGTCTGTAAAGTCAGCCCTTGGCTTCTGTTTAACCTTCTGCGCAGCTAACAATGCCAATCCAGAACTGATGGTAAGGTCGAATTTAGTACGATTGGTAATTTGAAATCCTATCCAGTCCTCCAGCGTTCTATTAAAATACATTTTCCCGTAGTCTCCACTATCATAGTTCTCTCCTACGTGCTCGTGAATATACGCCTCAATTGCTTGAGCGTGAGACTGTATGACATCCTGTGAGTTCGATGGGATACCCTTGGTCTTTACATTTACTCTAGACGTAGCGGATTGCAGGTGTTCTGGTCTATCCATAAGATATCCATCGTAACCTCTTGATTCAAAGTACCTTACAATACCGTACTTGTTGTTCTCCACCAGAAGTGGGTACCCATAGAAGAACGCAGCCATAAGCACGTCTTCGTAGAATATCTTGGCTAGGTCTGGACGAGATGCGTACTCAAGCACAAACATATTGGACGGATTGTCCATATGGAACTTGTTGTACAGGTGCATAGCCCCCTTAGACCCCCTCCCATCCACCGTAGCGTCTAGGTCGTAGGAGTCGACGCCACCGCATCCACGATCCGCAAACGGTGCTACGAGTTTACCTCTGTCTGTCCTGATTACATTCCTGTCTTCTGGCGGAGGCATCCAAGTCACACGGAACCTCCCCTGAGGGTCTGGAGAGAATACGACTTCTTTGTCTTTCTCTTTCCAGATGAAGTTGCCCTTCACTACAGGGTTGGGGTATAGCTCGTCGTTGTACTGTATCTGCTGGTAGATCTTACCGATATTAAACAGGCTCCCCTCGATGCTATCCCTAAAGGCTTCATCTTCAGTAAACGGGAACTGCCTCGTTATCTCGTTAAGCTCAGAAGGGTTGTGCTTTAGCGCTTCCCTTTCGTTTTTAAGATACGTCCTAGCTCCTTGCGAAACATCGACGCCATCAAGGCCGTCCACAGGAGTATCAGGGTCAGTAATGATTGGTCTTCCATATTTGTCAAAAAATCCTTCTAGTGATTCGTCAGCGGGTATAAAAAGCCTATACAGGCCACTCTTGGTTCTCCCATTCGCGTTCCGATCCATCGGGTCCGAGTCCAGCCATAGGTCCTTGTACTCCTTTCCACCCTTGTCCATTGGGTTTACGGTGCTTCCGACCATTGCCTTTCCCACTATGTTTCGCCCGACGATCAAACAGGTCCGCTGAATCCTCCATGCGTCCCTTATGTCTGTAGGTTTTTCCCATTTTCCTGCTTCATCTAAATACAGCAAATGTAGCTTCTCGCCATCATATGCGTTGTTTGTTGTGTTTTTCCAGTTAATTACCGTATTAAGAGCCTCGCCCGTCTGCGAAGTCTTATTTTTCTTCGTGATTCTCTTACTCGGCTCGCGAAAAGCCAGCTCCATGCGTGGGTTAGTGGTACCATCTTGAATGGGTTTAAAGAAGAAGGGGTAGTGGCGGAACATGTACACCACCTTCTTCATGAATATATTTTCTTGCGCGTCCTTACCAGTCTTAGACTGAATACCTAGGAGCTTGTCTTTGACCTGCGTAGCTTCATCGAGAAGCACAGCGGAGCAGATATTGGTATATCCGCTACGCCTGCACTTCGTATACAGCTGGCCTATACAGCGCGGATCCGCCTCACACGCTGCCAAATGTAAGAAAATATCTCTTTGGAACTCCAGGTAGTCTGGATAACCCACATCCATGCGAGTCCACTGGAGCATCATATAGTGCCTACCCGTTATATATGTAGGCCTCCCTGCATTATAAAACCAAAAGCCCTCACGCCTACGGCGAAACTCCTCCTCGATATATGGAGAAAACTTTTGTCGAAACTCCCTTGGCATCTCCGACCACTCATCCATAGACTTAATACGAGACAACTCTGCAGGCATAGCAGTCCTTTTCCACATCTGCATGTCCACTGGCCTTCCATGTCCGAAAATTTCTTTCGCGGGAGGCTGAGCGGGAAGCATAATGAGTAATGAACCACGCTCAATGACTTCCCCCTTCGTACCCTTGGGGCAAATTGAGATAGCAGGAATTTCATACTCCTCTATGTTTACGAGCGTGGACATCAGAACACCTGACCATACCTATTTCGTCTGAATCCAGGGGCGCCAGTCTTAGGCTCTTTAAGCCCCATGTACTTCCCGCACGGACACTGGATGTCGTGCTGGGCCTTCCCGTCTCTAAATTTTATAGAGACGTTAGACTTGTCTTCCTCGTGCTTGAGGCATTCGCATACATACTTGGCCATGATTATCGTCCTTGAGATCTATAAGCTTTCTTGTAGTTCTTAGAAGTCTTGATGTTTGACGTCCGTGTCTTGGCATGCACTCCTTTGCGGCGAACACGCTTCTTCTCTATAGTTTCTGACTGCTGTTTCATTTTAATTTAATTTGTACGCCCGACAGGATTCGAACCTGTGACCGTCTGCTTAGAAGGCAGATGCTCTATCCGACTGAGCTACGAGCGCTTGGAATTCCTGACCTTAGGTCGGTTGTTGGCTCGGTTAAGCGAGGCCCTCATGAAACCCTTTATCTTGCCTCCTGAGTGTGCCGCATCCTTACCGTCTCCGTTCCCGTATGTTCCTTTACGACGGTTATACTTGTTCAGTATGGCGCGGTACTTTTTAGCCGCACGGGATTTCCCGTACTTAGCATATTCTTTCTTGTAGTCTCGCTTCATACTGCAAATATAACAATGTTGGGGCGGTGGGACTTGAACCCACGACTTCCTGTGTATAAGACAGACGCTCTAACCAACTGAACTACGCCCCAGTTTGATTGCCCTATATGCGTAGAGGGCCGACTGTCGAAAAGAACCCCTTAGTCTTTATTCCATGATTCCTCCCAAAATTTAAATTCAACTTTATTCATCTGATATACAATTTCCTTCCAATCATTTAGAGAACTTTTCAGCGAAACCTCCGCTGTAGTCCTTGGCTTCTTCGATTCCTCCATTGTCTCTAAGGTCTTTGATCATTTGTTCTAACCTCTGGCGCTCTACCAGAAGTTCTTT